GTTCCCCCAGGCCTTACTTAGGTCATCAGAGGCACCCGTAAAACTTTTACCTAAGTTGTTCAAGGAGAAGAAGTCACTTAAGGACACATTTGAATTAGAGTTATAAGTAGGATCATTGTTTAGATCAGCGGAACCATCAGACAAAGGGACCATAGCAGTATGTCGCGCATTGTTATTGGAACTCTGTGTGTCATTCACAGCACTAATCTCGTTAGTCGCTTCCTCAGGGGACATAACCCCTAAAAACAACAACCAGTCCTCTAGCCACTGAGGTATGTCTCCTCCCGTAAGTCCTTCAATAGCCATTTTTATGTACCACGTGGTAAGGTAATGTTGATTGGTTGTTGTTTTGGTCGTTCAAAGTTATTGGTAAACATACCACCAAGTCCGGTTAGGGCATTACCCCACCCGGTACCACCTGCAGCCATAGTGGCACTAAGGTTCTGTGCTGCGTCGGCCCTGGACTTAAGTCCCGCCGCCGCAACGCCGCCCAAATTACCGCCTATACCTCTACCAACATTACTCAACTGAAGTGGTATGTCAAGGAGACCAGTTGCTGTAGCAATGTCACCACTTTCTCTACCAAGCAGACTGTTGATTAATGACTGGGCCTGAGAGAAGGCCTGAGTTCTACGTTGTGTCTGCCCTTGTCCTATGGCTTCCTCAAGTTGCCCCATGTTCTGAGCGCCACCAGTAGAACCTAACCTACCTTGGGCCAACAAACGTGTCTCCAAGTCAGTACGTAGTTTGTCTTCCTGAGGTTGATAGTACTCTTGTTGTTGATTATAAAAAGTATTGGCAGCTTCAAAAGGGTCTAGCCCATATTTAAGAGCTTGTTCTCCCCATAGACCACTACGAGTTAAGGCACCTTGGTACACCTGGGCTAACTCAGGGGACAAGTTCAGTAAGCCAGTACCCGTGTCATCATCGAACTGAGCCGTACCACCAAGGCTACCTATGGACCAAGGTTCAGCAGCCCTCGTCGCCTCTCTGGCTGCAGCCGTAATCGCATCGGCTGACTGTTGAGAGGCCTGTAGAGCCGCATCGGCGTTGTCCCTAGCACCAAGCCAACTTAATCCACCTCCAATTACCTGTCCAGCTACGTCCCACCAATCTGCCATAATAACTTCCTCTTCCTATTTACCTAATTTTACCTTGTTTGGTCAAAAATGTAGTATTCACTAAACTCGAGTAATTCCCCGAAACTTCAGTAACCATCTTAAGTCTAATGACTTTACCTGTACGTGCCAAAGGTAATGTGTACTCCTTTGGTCCGTCTGCAGGTGCATACTTAGCTGCACCGTATAGTGAGGCCGCACTACCCCAAAGATACGTAATTGCGTCGGTCACTAAGTTAAAGGTCTTAGAGTACGTCGAGTCCTCCTCGTAGTCCTTAGCGATAGTAATCGTTGAGGCAGCACCTTGACCACCAGTAACTGTGAATAGACCCCTCTTGAGTATCTTAGCAAAAACTTGATCACCAAAGTCCATCCAGGGAGACTGAAAGGTCCAGTTGTAGTCGTTGTTGGTGTAGCTCCAGCAAGTAGATGTTTCCCATGTGTTACTAGCTGCTACACAAACTCCCTCAGAACCATAGGCCCCCGTAACATCTGCAATAGTTACGTCATAATAACCATCGTACTCAGTTATGGAGTCTGAGATACCCATATAGAGTTTACCGTCAATAGTCGAGACACCACACAAAGGATCATCAGTAAAGGTCCAAGTGGTTATTCGTGGCAACCCTTTTCCAGAGGAAAAGTCAAAACAATACGTTCTGCTATATCCCGGCATGAAGGTCAAAACAAAACCTTCCTTTTGGTAGTAGATACTCTTTACGGTATCTAAGTCCGCTTTGGCAATAAGTCTCGTTAAGTCATTCCTTACTGCTATCGACACATCCTCAATTGGAGACTTACCGTCAGTCTGAGTGATACGCTTTATGGACTTAAGACCCTCATAACTAAGGAAGTAGATGTCGGTCCCAACGTAGACTATGTTGTCCCTACCTGCGAGACCAGTGTCCCTTATGAGGTCATCAAGGACCATTGTCGAGGGATTATTGGCCCCTGTGTAGATAGCTATGTTTTGTTTACCAAAGATAATGATCTTGTCCTCAAGGGAAGCTAGACCAATTATCTCATCGTTACCCCACACAGTCTTAAGGTCAAGTGAACCTGCAGCCCCGGTGTTCAACTTCTCACCAATGAGATTATCTGAGTAGTATAATGTACCTACGTCCTCAGTAATACCTCCGTACCACATACGACCAAAGTCACCAAGTCCACATGAGGGGTCAAAGGTAGTTACTCCAGAAGCAGCAACGTAAGCACTAAGATCATCAATATCGTACCAAGAAGTTCCATCGTAGTTAATTACCTTATGTCCACTTTGTATACCCCAGAACTCATCATTGAAATTAATCCATTGCCAATTACTATCGGTAATGGTTTGAGGTGTACCTGCGAAGGACTGTGTAGTTAGACTATTAGGTGTTACCGTTGTGTCCAGTTTTACTATAGTGGCACCTGAACCACCATAGAATTCTCTGGTGCGATCTGACTTAATGTAGTTACCAAAGGACTTGATTGAGGAAGCTAAGGTCTTGCTAATCTGTTTAGCACCCTGACGAGGCCCCATTCGACCCTGAAGATCATAGACTACATTTTCAGCCACAGTAAGCCACTCAGGGGATAGGGTTGCACTCTGAGATTGTGTATTAAGTCCCTTAGACCCTAGACCCTTAAGTACTACTGGTGTAGTGGGTTTAGCTGGCATACCAAGTTATCTCGTCTACAGTCCGAAGTTCATCATGTGAAATAGCATCGGTAAGTGCAGTGGCGAACCTAGTCGCAGCTACGTCACTTAAAGTACCACCATCCTCACCTCGCTCATTAAGAGCCAGAGCATAAGCACCTAGGATCACTAAATGTTCAGGAATACTAAAGGTGTCTGCGGCTAGTGTACGACTATCCTGAGGTTGTATAGCGTGAACTTTAATGTCATATACCGCATCAGGGGTGGGATAGAACGATATGTCGTTATCAATAAGTCTAAAATGTGTCGGTTGTCCAGTTTGGGTAGTACCTACATAAGTGAAATGATAAAAGTCATTATCACCAATCTGAGACAATTGATGGTCGTTAGTGTTGTCGATAACCTGCAGGATACGGGACCTATTATCCAGACCGGACATGTCATAGGTAGCCGTAGATGCTACAGTGGTTACTGTCTCAATAGTCCTTAGAACACCCCAATTCCAGGCGTCCTCTATGTAGTACTTAGTCTCGTTGACTAACTCACCGATAAGTTTCTGATAATCATCAGTCTCTGAGGAAGTAGACAGGATGCTTGTCCAGTCGGAACCTATGGTGTCCTCTCGCATCCTAGTAAGCACACTATCTATAACTGTACGAAAACTCATTCTATATATCCTTCTTTGTGAACAGCCTACGCTCTGCTTCTCTACGCCTCACCAAACCCTTTAGTATTCTACCAGCAGCTCTACGCCACTTCCAGAACTCGTTACTAGCATCCACAAAACTTCCTCTGTTTATTTTCATTCTCATGGTGCTTCTTTGGAAGTTCCCTGATCCAACATTGTACACAAACGATGTTAAAGCTGAGAATTGGTTGTGTGTCAGAGGGGTACTAACCAATCGTCCAATCGCTTGTTCAGCCGTTTGTAGGCCGAACTCAAGATAACTAATTGCTGTTTCGTGTGTAATTTCTCCATGATCCATTGTAACCCTAGAGCCATTAGGAGTAAAACAAGAACCGTAACCAATAGTAGGAATCCCACCACTGTCTCTATAAACTTGAGGACGAAATCCCTCAAAATCACTAACCAACTTAATACCTTCTGCATTAGTTCTCACTTCCTAAACTGCCTACCACCAAACCAGAAGGCCAAGATTGCGGCCCACATAGCCATAACTTCATCGTTCCAAACATTAATAAGTGCATCCCCTGGCTCAATACCTTTGTCCAATAGGAGCATATATGTAGTAACTTCAA